AGGTTCTGCCACTACTGGTGGTACTAACTCATCCAACTTTGGTGTGATTGTTGGTGGACATTCATCTGCCGTTGCTACCGCAGAGCAAATTAACAAGACAGAAACATATCGTGACCCTGACAGCTTTGCTGACATTGTTCGTGGTATGCATCTCTATGGACGCAAGATTCTTCGTCCAGAGGCTCTTGTTAACGCTCGTTTCTGTTTAGTGTAAGGGGGGATTGAATTATGGCTCTTGGTGATAATACTACTTCCGTAGCACGTGGAAATGACGCTCGTGGTCGTAAGCCTTACTTGCTTTCAGCAGAGTTAAACTTTGCTACTGCTGCAAGTGATAAAGGCACAGCCCTTGCTGCTAATGATGTTATTCCGGGTTTGACCATTCCTGCGAATACCCTAATCATGTGTGCTGGCTTTGAAGTAACATCTGCTCATACAGGTACTTCAACTGACACAGATTTTGATTTTGGTATCACAGGTGGAGACCTTGATAACTTTGTTGACGGTTTTGATTTTGATGGAGCATCTGCAGGTGACTATGCTTTTAAGGCAGGACAAACTCCTGTTCTTATTGGTGGCACTTCAGATACCATTGACATTGAAATTCAGGCAATGACAGGCACAACAACAGGTGGTAAAATCCGCATGTTTGCTGTTTGCTTGGATGTTGATGACCCCGGTGACATGACTGCTCAAGAAGTAGACCGTGATACACTCGCATAACTAAGTTGAGGGGGCAGGGCAACTTGCCCCTTCTTACTCTTATTAGAGAATATTATAAATGGCTGAATCATACCTTACACTTGTAAATAAAGTTTTGACCCATCTGAATGAAGTAGAGTTAACATCATCTACTTTTTCTACAGCTAGGGGTGTACAAACACAAGCAAAGAATGCTGTTAATGAAGCTATTAGATATATAAATCAAAGAGAATTTAATTATCCATTTAACCATGCTACACAAACAGAAACACTTGTAGCAGGTACAGTTAGATACAGTTTACCTGCATCAACTAAAACTGTAGATTATAATACATTTAGAATTGTAAAAGATGAAGACCTAGCTGTGTCAGGTGGCAAGCTGGGTAAATTAGATTATAACGAATACATTAATACCTATATTACTCAAGAAGATGAAGTAGTAACAACAACTCTTAATGGTTCTCATTCTAATTCTGTTACTACGTTAACACTAACATCTACCACAGGTTTTGATAGCGCAGGTACAGCACACATAGGTAATGAGGTAGTATCCTACACAGGCATACTAGGTAATGACCTAACAGGTGTTACACGAGGCGCACAGGGTACTACAGCAGCAGCATATGCAAGTGGTGTGCAGGTAGCACAGTTTGCTAATGGTGGTGTACCTTTATTTATTGTCAGAACACTAGACAATAATTATTTACTATATCCTTTTCCAGATAAACAATACTCATTAAAATTTGACTACTTTACTTTTCCATCAGATTTATCAACACACGATGATACAACAACCATACCAGATAGGTTTGCTCCTGTAATTGTAGATGGGGCAACTGCATTTGTATATCAGTATAGAGGAGAGTCACAACAGTATGGTATTAACTTTGCACGTTTTGAGCAGGGTATAAAAAATATGCAAACTCTTCTTGTTAATAAATTTGAATATGTCAGGTCTACTTATCTGCCGCATCAAGGATACTCAGGAAGTGCGAACATAAATCCAAGGGTATCATAAATGGCTGACCAATCAGGAACAC